AAGCAGCCCGCAAAAGAAACATCGAGCGCCTGCTGGATGGACTGAGTATCCCGGCCAGGTTTGAATCCTGTTCACTGGAGAATTATGAACCGGTGAACGAAGAAGCGAAACGCGCCCTGAAGGTCTGTCAGGCATACGCCAGCCGATGGCCTGAGCGTTTGCAGAAGGGTGGCGGCCTGGTGATGTGTGGCAAGCCTGGAACCGGCAAGAACCACCTCGCATTGGCTATCGCCCGGCATGCAATCACCGAGCACCAAAGCTCAGCTGTGTTCACCACCGCGCTGAAAATTGCCAGGGAGTACAAGTCAACCTGGTCGAAGGGGTCAAGCCGTACTGAAGACGAAGTGATCCGTTACTTCACGAAGCCCGACCTGCTGATTATCGACGAGGTCGGCGTGCAGTTCGGAAGCGACGCCGAGAAGTTGATCATGTTCGAAATCATCAACACCCGTTATGAGCGGATGAAGCCAACTATCCTGATCAGCAACCAGACCCGGGAAGAATTGGCTGCATTCATCGGCGAACGCGTTCTAGATCGCATGAGCGATGGAGGCGGGTGCACTCTGTCATTCACGTGGGATTCTTACCGTTCTAAGGGGGAAGCATGACCATAACAATCCGTGGGCAGATTCTTGCAGCTCTGCGTAATAACCCGGGCCTGAACAGTGCTCGCATTGCCACCATGATCGGCATGACCACCAAAAAGATTTCCGGCCCGTTAAGCACGTTGTTTGCAGACGGCCTGATCGAGTTCGAAGGCAAGCACGGCCAGCGGCTGTATCGGCTGACCAGCTACGGAATGAAATACGCACCGGAAACCATACCTGCCATGCCGAAGGGGAATTCGAAGTTGGTGCAGCGCACAGAGACAAACGTGATCTGCCAGGAGTACCGCAATAGCGCGGCAATGAAGCGAGTATTGATGGTTTGGGGGAGGGTAGGGGTATGAGCGAATGGAGTGATTATCGCTGGATGGTTAGGACCATGGCGAAGGATAGCGGTGTAACGCTCATCAGCATCGCCAAGCACTGCGGTGTATCGCACAGGAAGCTTAATCAAATTCTGCAAACCGGGCCATCCAAAGAACAGGAAGAACTCATAGCCGAAGCTCTGGGCTGCGCAGGGTGTGACCTTGCGGAAATCCACAGGCAAATGGGCGAGTTATCAGACAAGTACGGGAGGGCAGTGGTATGAAAATTTACATCGCAGGACCAATGACGGGTTACGAAAACTACAACCGTCCGATGTTTAACGCAGTAGCACAGCAGATGTTATCAGGTGGTCATGTGGCGCTGAATCCAGCCACTCTCCCGGATGGTTTATCTCAGCGGGAATACATGGACATCTGTCTGGCAATGCTTCGCTGTGCTGATGCTATTCACATGCTCCATGGATGGGCCTCATCGGAAGGTGCCGTCGCTGAGCATGCCATGGCTAAAAAGCTGGGAATTAAAATTTCTTACCAATTTGAAGGAGCTGCCGCATGAAACCAACATACGAAGAGCTGGAAGCAAAATGCGCGGCGCTGGCTGCGGAGAGTGCGCTTCTGAAAAAATCGGAGCCAGCACCATTCAGTAAGCTGATGATGGAGGCGCTTGATGTTTATCAGGCGGGCGCTGATGAAGTGCCGGAGCTGGCAATGCTGAGCGCATATAGAAAATTGCGAGATGGGCTAAAAACCCCAGCGACCGACGCTTTCCTGGCTGAAGTGCGGGCGCAGGGTTTGGAGATGTGCTCAGCCGAGATACAGAAACAAACCTGGGATGAGCGAGAAGGTGATGGGATGGTCGCGGCAATTGACGCTATGGAAATCTATGCCGCACAGCTTCGCAAAGGAGTGCAGTCATGAGCATTCTGGAAATTCTAAACACTGGCCTCGCTCTGATGGGGTGGTTATTCATCATGTTCCAAACGGGACAGTGGTTTATCTCCATTGCGCTAAAGCAGTGGGATAAGCGTAGAAAGCTATCTCGTAGACAGAAGGCAGTAAACGAATTTTACGATGCGTTTGACCTGTCCAGCATCGAACCAGGAACAACGGTGCGCCTGGCGACTAAAGGCGATCTGACAATCATGATGTATCGCACAGAAGGATCCGCCCAATGAGCAACATCGACAAACAGGCTCGCGACAAACTGAAATCAGCCGCAGCAAAAGCAGCTGATAACTTCGACCCGAATATGTTCGTGGAAACTCGCGATGTGCTGGGGCTGCTGGATGAGCTGGAAGCCGCAGAGAAGCGGATTGCTGAGCTGGAGCGTAAAGAACAGCACAGTGAACGCCAGTCAGTAATTGATGCGCTGGCTGGTTCTGTTGAGGAATGGAGTGATATCGAAGAATACATGCAGAAGTGGGACGCGGAACGCGCCGCCGCAGCCGGTAAAGGAGAGTGAGCATGAAATACGAAATACCGGAATCAGAAGATATTGAATGGCAGCAGGATATGCTCCGTGAAATAGACTGCGCCCTTGACGTCTTGCGTGATGAGCATGAGCACGCAGTGGTGGTGCAGGAAATCATCAATGATATCACCGCGAGAATAGCATCACTCCGCGCGTACTCTGGATATTGAGGACTAACCCATGAGCCCTATTACCAAAGAATTCACCAAAGAGCAGTTACAGCAAATTATCGAAACTGACCACGTTCAATGCGGTGAGGCTTCTTCGCTGGCGCGTATCGCGCTGGCATCGCTCGAATCGGATAGTAAATTAAGTGACTTTGTCGCATCTCAGGAATCTCTGGGGGGTGAGTTTGAGGGTGTGCTGACAGAGAACATAGAATCACTTTACGTAACCAGTAACCCTGCCGTTCAGATAACATCCAGGGATTTGGATGAAGGGTTCGAGAAGTGGTACACGAGAGACGAGTGCGGAACAAACTCCATCGCGCCAGAGTGGTTTAGCGAAGCGTTGAAGCCAGTATTTCTCGAAACGTGGAGAGCCTGCCGCGCCGCCATGCTTCAGGGTGCCGAACCTGTAACCACGGCTTACAAGTTACCTGCCAATGTTATCGATGCTTTGGAAAAGGCTTTACAGGCTACGTCATTCATGGGCGATACGCTAAACGATATGGACGCAGTATGCGAAGAGGATATTGAGTATGTCACTCCGGCTTTTGATGCTGTGCGAAAGGTTCTTGAGGGCAACTCTCCGGTTATTCCGGATGGTTGGGTGGCTTGCAGTGAGCGGATGCCTGAGGTTGGCGTTAAAGTCCTGTGCTTCCCAGTCAATGATGAACCGATACATGCAACCTACAACGGTCAGGTATGGCTGCAAGATATTTCCTGGAGCACAAGCGATGAGCCAATTGATAACGTCATATCGTGCAATGTATTCCACTGGATGCCACTACCAGCAGCACCGCAGCAGGAGGTAGAAAGCCAAATCAGGAAGGGTAAGACTGTGGCCAGGGAAGAGTGGGAACTGGGGGCGAGGTTAACTAAGCATAGATTCAAACCATAGCTACCATATAAGCGATATGGGAATCCCCATATCGACAGCCAGAGCCTGATGGAATGGGATGGCAATCGTATCCGCAACATCAAGCAACTTTGATAACCAATTATCAAATCTAGTGGTATAATTAAGTCGCCGTCGGAGTTGAACGCCCGACGGTAAGACTTCTGCGCATTTGATGGGGACATTAAATGCGACCACAACTTGAACGTATCACCTTGTCACAGATGCAGAAATGCACCTGCGATTTCCTGCATTCTGCGGTTTCCGTTAAGGAGGCCGTATGACACTTCCAGTAGACGGCATCAAACTCCATCGCGGTAACTTCGCAGCCATAGGCCAGCAGATTCAGCCGTTGCTGGATGCAGGGCAGTGCTTCCGCCTCCAGATGAAGCCATGGCGCGAGAAGCGCAGCCTGTCGCAGAACGCGCTCAGCCACATGTGGTACACGGAAATCAGCGAGTACCTGGTTAGCTCCGGACGTACCGACGCGACTCCGGAGTGGGTTAAGCGCAACCTCAAGAAAACCTATCTCGGCTGTGAAGAGGTGACCTACACCGACTTCATCACCGGTGAGAAAACCACGACCTGGGAGCCACGCCACACCGCCGACCTCGATACAGGCGAAATGCATATCTTCCTGGTGAAGGTTGAAATGTGGTGCGCCCAGTTCGGCCTGGCCCTGACAATTCCGAACGGTTGCGAGTACCAGCAGTTGCGCGATAAGCAGGAGGCCTGATGTCTACTCCACTCTCCCGCGTCATCACCAACGAAATCTTCCGCGTTCCGGCGCGCCGCAAGCGTAAGGCCGTGGTTAAGCCGTCCGACATCCCGACTTTCAAGGACTACACCGCCCGCCTGGTCGATGAGAAATGGCTGCGCCTCGCGGCAAGGAGGAAACGTGCGTAAGCCATCCCGCCGTAAGTGCAAAGTATGCGGTGAATACTTCGTGCCGAAATTCCACGATATTCGGATCCGCTGGTGCAGCCCGGAACACGGCGCAATCCTCGCAATGGAAGAACGCGAGAAGGAGAAGGTGAAAGCCGCCGCTAAGCGCATCAAGGAGCAGAAAGAGGCAGAGAAGGCCGGGCGAAAACGCCGCAAGGAACGCCTGGCGGAGCTACGACCTGCCGGGTACTACAAGGCGCAGGCTCAGCAGGCATTCAACGCCTACATCCGTGCGCGCGACGCCGATTTGCCATGCATCAGCTGCGGAGAGACCAATCTCCCGGATCTGCACGGCGGCCAGTGGGACTGCGGCCACTTCAAAACGGTCGGCGCTAACCCTGAATTGCGCTTTGAAGAGCGCAACGCCCATAAGCAGTGCAAGTCATGCAATGCCGGAGCGGGCAAGTACACCGCCAAGGAGGCGACCGTAGCGCAGCAATACGAAGCTGGCCTGGTCGCTCGTTACGGGCAGGATTACGTCGACTGGCTCAACGGCCCCCACGAAATGACTAACTACCGCCGGGAAGACTTCATCCGGATCCGCGATGAGTACCGCGCCAAGCTCAAAGCACTGAAACAGCAGGAGGCAGCGTGAAGGCATTCACTCCAGTTGAAGCGAGAAAGTTCGTTGCCAGCACCTGGTATGAAACGACACAGCTTTCGAAAAGAGAAAGGCTGTATGCGAAAGCTCGCGAGCTGATAAGCGGCGATCGAGCGGAAATTATCTGCCAGACAGAGAACCCTGAATACAGAAAGTCAGCACGGGAGTGGTGGAATCATGACCAGAGCTGATTTCGAAAAGTACCAGGCAGAAAGCGTTAAGCGCGCCAACCTGCCGCCAGTAGCAAAGCACAGCCAGACCAAAACCAACCAGCCACAGAAGGAAGCCGCATAATGAAACTGGAATTAACCAACGACCAGCATCAATGGGTAGACCAGTGGCTCCAGTTGTGGGGCGCATGGTGCCAGACCGGCAAGATTGATAAAGCGATGATCAACATGATTGCCAGATTCATGGCTACCGTCGAGCCCCAGCAAGCATCACGGCCGGTATGTAGTGATGATGACGGAATGCTCATTGATGCTGTCATTCGCCACTACCTGAAGAATGTGGATGAAAATGCCTGGCGGGTTATCTTCGCCTACTATGTCTGCAACTCCAGCGAGATCCGAATTGCATCATGGCAGCATGCAGTAAGTAAGCCTCGCCTTATGAAGACGCGTGGCGGCAATCAGTACAAACACCCAAGCATCTCGACAATCCGTAGAGAGGTGAAGCAAATCATCAATGCTTCATTGTTCTGTTTATACCAACCGCTTCAAAATGCGTTTAACGATCGCGAAAATGTGAGGAAAATTGCAAATAAATCACACAACGTGCTTGCAATTTAATGAACAAATGAGCAAACTAATTCGTATATGTTGCCATTGTTGTGTGTAACATGAATAAATTCCAAGCCCCGCCATCGTGCGGGGCTTTTTCGTTTCAGGGCCGGAAGCTCATTTGGTATGAGCAGTCCCCTCATAAGGGAAGGGTAGGCAGGTTCGAATCCTTCACGGCCCACCAAATTTGCCTGTAGCTCAGAGGAAAGAGCAACCGCCTTCTAAGCGGTTGGTCGCTGGTTCGAATCCAGCCAGGCGAGCCAAACCCACTACCTGGGACCCTTCGGCCAGAGAGCCGACATTGCCTTACCCTCATCTTCCTGGCTTGTCGCCAGGTTTTTTATTCCAGGTCCCGGGAACCATCCTCGACATGCCTTCTTGTTAAATCGTCCCGAGGGCCTGAACCAACTACACGCGGAATAAATATGTCTGAGACCTTCACTATCGTAGGCGTTGGTCTTACATCGTCATCAGTCGGTGTAACCTTTGCCACGCTGTTTCCGGAGGCGACTCCAGCAGTGATGCTCGGATCACTCGCCGGAACTGCGCTATACGTTCTGACCTCAGATCCCCATCAACTCTGGAAGCAGGCTATCTTTGCGCTGATATCGTTTATCAGTGGCGTGTTCTTCTCCGTTCCCATGGCGAAAATCATGGCCGGAATCATCAACACGCCGTTAAGCCTGATGAAGCCACCGGCCAGCATTGAGGTATCGCCAGCTGTCGGTGCAATTGTCACTGCTTCCATTTCCGTGGCAGTCCTGCTGCGTATTCTCCGCAAATCCAAAAGCGGGAAGATGCCGGGGCTGGGGGAGGAAGATAAATGACATGGCAGCTTCTTCTGATGGATGCAAACGCCATAGTTTGCCTGTTAATCATGGTCAG